TTTGCCGGGCTCTTCGCCAAGCACCGCGCTTGCCAGGGCAACGATTCTGCCGCGTTCGTCTCCAACCGCCGATTCTGCCACCATGCCCTGACGCGCTTCGCTTGTGATTGCGGCCGCAACATCGGGGTGCTGTTCTTTCAATGTTTTTACATCCATGATTCCATCCTCCTGTGTAAGTGTTTTGCCGGTTGCTCCGGCTTTTTGTTTCTGCTGTCTGGTTGGTGAAACTTTTCCGGCCGCTATGCTGTTGATCAAATCGTCCAGCGTGGAAACGCCATCCACCAGACGCGCATCAATGGATTCGGAACCCAGGAATACACGGCCATCGGCCCAGGTTTTATGATCGGCCACGTCCAGCGAGCGCATGGGGGCAACATGGTTGATGAACGCGGTGTAGATATGGTCCAGATGATTCTGGATGTAGGCCCGCCCTTCGGCTGTCAAAGGAGCATAGTTAGAAGCGATGCGCTTGTGCTCGCCGGCGGTTATTTCAGTGATGACCCGGCCGTACATCTCTTCACGCTTGGATACATTTATATGAGCGGATACGACGCCGACCGATCCGATAGGGTTTGTGTCGCTGGAGATGTAGATTTCATCGGCTCCGGCCACCACCCATATGCCGGCCGAGCAGATCATGCCGTCCGTGAAGGCCTTGACCGGCTTGTTACCCCGCCACGAGGCGATGACTCCGGCCGCTTCCATGGTTCCGTCAACGGTGCCGCCGGGAGTGTCGGCATAGAGGATGATGCCCTTGACGCTGGCGTCGTTTTGCGCGGCGGCAAAATCGCGCATCAGCACTTGCGACGAGCAGCCCCCGCAGACCTCCATGAAAAATGACATGCGCTTGGCGATCACGTCGTGAATCGGGATTATGGCCACACCATCTATCACGGTGTAGGTGCCGCGATTATCGACATTGCGGCCATCGGCGGCAGCGGCAACAACGGCGGAGGAAAGCGGGTCCTTGCGCATGATTTGCAGTTCGGCGG